ATCCACCTCTTTTTATTTATTTGTCAAGTTATATTTTAATATCCGTGTCCTAAATTAGCAGCCCTCAAAAAATTAGCCTGTCGTTGTTTATATAGCTTCTCAATCTCATTATACATTATCACACTATACTCGCATGGTCTACATTTTAATTTACTTTGTATCTTATATAGCTCAGGTGTGTATATTTTGTTGATATCCATTAGCTGCACCCTATTGGTTGGTTGTCTTTAATGTCTTTGATGTAAGCATAGCATCGTTCTCTTGTAATGTCAAACCGCCAGTAGTGAGCACATGTAACCTTATTATTATCATCAATTACTAATACATACGGACGATCAGCAAACATACCTCGCCGGATATCCACTACTTCATAATTTTTACCGTGTGTAAGGTTGTCATACCCTCGTACACCTGCACCTTGTACAATCATTGTACTACTCCTCCGGTCCGAATAGGTCCGATATATAATACACTAGATAGCTGTTTTTTCCTTTCATAGCCCTAAAAATTGGCAACCCGTCCACTATAATATTAATTATATACATGTCGTTCTTTTTCTCGACATTATATCCCGCGTCACGTAATGCTTTGATAGTTTTTTGTGTCTCTGGTTTGGTCCATACGTGTGTTGTCATTGTTCATACCCTTTAATGTAGTGTAGTGTATTGTTTATCTCACTATGATCATTAGACCATATACTAACGTAGCATGTCAAGCTATTATCTTTTACATACTGCCGCACTCTATTCATTAGTATAGAATAACTAGCATACTCATATGTTCTATCGTGGAAAATATACTCGCCCATTAGTCCATAACTAATTTGATCAATACTAACCTTAAACATATCATACTCCATTGATTAATGCAACAATATATATTATAGATACTGCTACTAGATATAAGCCTAGTAATATAGCACTGATTTTAAGTAATTGCAACACAAACCACGCAATATATGCAAGTAAGTGTACCACTAATAATGGGCATACAATTAAAAGTATTATAATTATTAACAGTAAAATTATCATAGTCGTGGTTTTACCTCGTCCGATAGGTTTAAGTTTACGGCATTATTAAAACGTTGTTTAATATCTTCACTCTCAAAAGTAACGTCGTATATTTCCGATTTTATACTGTCCAGGATATACTCAGCATCTCTTATATATGTGTTGGCTTTAGACCAATTGTAACCGCCAAACATGTTCGCACCTCCACAATGCCACACAGTATATTTGAACTTCTTACCGTGTGTCTTGAGTACGTGCAACGTGCTTTTTCTGCGTGGTGCCTCTGTATGTCTGTTTACTGTGTTCATTAGTTTATACCTCTGTTTTAGTTAATTTTAATATCCCATATGTATGGCGGCAAGTACTGCTATTATTGCTAAAAGCCAAAATAGAAACGCAATCCCCGCAATTTTAGCCATGAAAATTAATGCTATCTTTATAATATCCATTATTTAATACCCTTTACAGATGCCGACTATGTGCAATTCGCTCACCTCATAACCGCTATTGTATAAATATGGTTGTTCCCGGGCAACATGCTTGCACCAATCATCCCATAATTTTTCACTGCCACCTAGTTTTTCACATAATTCAAGGTATGCTTTACACTTTGCGAGCCGTGTGTTGTGATTCTTGCTAGCTGTCATGCGTACCTCGCCTACTGATATATTGTATATACTTAAGTTATGGCTGTCGATGCATCCACCAAAACCGTATACCAATTGACATACAAAGCCAGCTTTAACTAAACCCAAACCATGTACTCGCGTTAACCGTTCCAGCACACCGGCAAAATCGCCGATATCATAAAGCATATTACAATCATTAAATATTTTTTCGTGGTCCCGGTCAATTTCGGCTAGTGCTTTTAGCTTGAATCCGAAGGCATTTAGCTCACTTTCACCACGTGCCTGATCTACTGCATTGGTCAATTGTTGCCGTATTGTCAGAATTACAAAGCGTAAAACGTCGGCAAATTGATCTGGTTTACGCAAAGCATAAGCACTAATTTGTTGTTGATGTTCGTTATACATTGTTTAATCTCCGTATGTTGTATTCTGTTGTATCTAAATTTGTGGCTAGTGGTTCACAAGTGTATACATTGTGGCCTATACGTGTGTAACTGTCGAGTGCTTTAAACTTACCAATAATATCTGGCGAGCTGTTATCCATATAGTATAACGTTCCAATACAATCGTGATTTAGCACTAAAACAGCTTCCTGTTTATATTTAACGGCTAGTTTGAAAATCTCCGCATGAGAGCAAAATTCACTTTCAATTATAAAACTTTGCTCAGTACTACCCTTATACATGCCGTTAACAGTAGTGAACGGAATTTCTAGCCGGTTTAGGTCCTTAATTAATTGCTTTGTACGCAATTGATTTTCTAATGTGTCAAGTGTACTCAATTCCGCTGATATGATTATGCTATTTTTCATTCTTAATTGCCTCGTTTTTATTTAATACTTCGATTATATCCATTAATTCATGTATGTCAATATTTAAATGGTTAGTTTTTTGTCCCTCACAAGATAATTGTATTTTAATTAGTGGTAATTGATCTTGTGCCATGTCGTTTTTGTGTTCCCAATATCTATTATATATATGGGTCATTATTTGATTAGTGCGATAAAATATACTCATAGTGTGTTTACCCTTCGATTAGTCGTTGTAATTCCATTGTATGTAATTGATTATGCTCACATAAATCATGCAATACATTTCTATTGTAATATTCACAAAATAACTTAAGAATAACAAATTGTTGTTGCATTGTACTCTCATTGTATGTTATAGCCGGTTGAAATTCTGACCACGATAACATTATATACTTGCTTCTTAAATTACTCATAATAACTTGCCTTTTATTTGATATTCAAGGCAAACAGGACAAGTAACAGAGCCAGGTTCACTTGTTAGTAATGCATGCCCGGACCCGTTACCGCATGCCGCCCTCGGTCGAAAATCGCCGGTACTATTATTTATTCGTCTCAAATCATTTTGAGTTAACTTTAGATGAAAATATTGTTGTTTCATAATATTATACCTCTATTATTGAAAGAATACACTTAGTGCAATAAATGCCAGACATAAGCCTGCAATAGATAACACTAAGTTAACGTTCATTATTATATCGTCATATCGTCTCATTGGTTTATTCTCCGTTTCTATAGTAGTGTGATAAAATAGCGTCCAGCTCAGACCATGAAAGGTTGAAAGTGTATGCAATCTCCCGACATGCTGATTCATAGGACCTATTATATATCTTTGTTAACTCATAGTGAGCGTTACCAATTTCATTATGCATTGCTTGCCATGCTCTCATAGTATGCCTTCCTGATCAAGTAGGTTATAAGTATATTCTGGTGTAACTTCGAATAGTGTGGATGCTACGTTAACAGCTAGACTGCTATCATGGTATAAGGTAACTAAGTTCCAATACTCATTCAATAGCCTATTATCACGTTTAACTTTGTAAGCTTCTGTTTTCATGGTCCTGTATATCCTGTTGTTGTTGGTATTAAATAAGGACCTAAGTATATAGGTCCCTATGTGATATCAATTACTAGAAAGTTATGTTATCAAGCACACGTTTAAAATTATCGTCCGAGATACCTTGTAGAAATTCCCGTACGGCGTTTAGATTGTCAAATTCTCTATTGATACGCTTGTTTCCTCGTTTACTGTTAGTTTTTAGAATGAATTCATTACCAGCTTGATCGAATAGAACAATATTCCATCTATGGTGAGTACTAGCCTGTATTCTCACTTGCTTTGTAATATCTAGATCATTAGCGATTATCTCAGCTTGCTTGTTAAGACGTTCGTTGTGCCATGTGTTGGTAGGGTTTAGTTTAACTAATGACATGTTATATACCTCGTTTATTTATTGAATGTAGATCAACTATAGTGTAGTCGGCATAATGTGTATATACCCAGGAAGGGATATATCCATATTTGATTTATTATGTTAGTGAGGAATATTAGCACATTATTATATCATGTTGATATCGTTACATATTGGCATGGTAATTGCATAGTGCAATACCTGGGCCAGTATTATTGTTGGCATGCTTATTGCTTCATATTGGGGGGCTAATGGGTCAGACATGTTGGCATGAATCGTGCATTAACAATAGTCGTGCCACTTGTATACACAGCGTAGTGTTGGCATGATATATGCATACGTACCTGGATTAACACATGCAATAGCCAAAGTCAATAGCCAACTGACCAACGGTACATAGTTATGCACAGCCTGTGGATAAGTCTGTAACTGATTGAATTTACCTGGATTAATTTGGGGGTCCCTGTGGATAACTCCAGGGGGGCGGGGGCAAATTTGCGATCACGGCGAAGTGGCTACTGTACCCTATGTCCACCCACATAAAAATTTTTTTGAAAAATTATCTACATTTCGCCAAATGGCTATCTACACTGGTTAACAATTACAATCAAATATACTCAGTCTGTACAGTATGTTATGACGTTCACATATAATGTACCGTCAGATATTATGTGCACCCTTGTATTTCAATTCCCACCCTAAGAAGTCCACACTACCCAAATTCACGATTCGGGGCCTGAGGGCACCATCGTGTAGTACATACTGGACTTCGCCCTTCCCTATAGGTGCTTTGTGGAGGTTGCTCAGTTTGTAACCAGAACGTATTACGGTACCAAATTGGTAGCAATTGGTAGTAAATCGGTAGTTGTCAATAAACATCGATAAGGTTGTCAAAAACAGCCGCTCAAATGGACCCTACAGAGGGTGTAAAAGGGTTAGTCAGATATAATTGGTAATCATAAGTATATATACCTTCTGTCTGGTATTTCATACCGTTTAGTCGGAAATGTGAGTCTCAAAACGAACGTTTCCATTTTAAAATGGTCTAAAAAAGTATAGACTTTATGTTTTATATAATTTCTTATATGAAATATGAAGGCTATTAGACCCAGGCTTGGGGCCTGTGTCGTACGAGCGAAGTGTTAACGCCGCACACTTGGACGAGCGAGTACTGTATGACATTAATTAAAAAGGGGATATTATGCCTGAGAAAAAGAAGAAGAAGCAGGTAACAATATTAGAGCCTAAACATGATACACCATATGAAGGTCCAATTGATGATCCAGTTGGAGAGGATAAGTCAGCAGGGTTTGACTTTAAACTGTTATACCACCCTTTATCCAAATATGACGTAAAAGTAAAGATTAACGCTGTGATGTCTTATATGATGACCGGCGATGCAAAAGCAGCAGCTAAATCTGTTGGGGTACCACATACCACACTGCTACACTGGAAGAATCACTCTTGCTGGTGGGATGACACTCTTGGAAGATGTCGGTTATTAAAGCAGGATGAATTAGATGCAGGACTCACGAAAGTCATTGAAGCGGGTACTAAAGCTCTCGAAGAACGGATTGCTAATGGAAACCCAACCAAAGTCGGACAAGTTAAAACCAAAAACGAAGAAACCGGTGTTGAAATCACCGAATACGTAATGGGTAAAGTACAGATGCCTGCGAAAGAATTAGCAACAGTCGTTGGTATTACTTATGATAAAAGAGCGTTATCCCGAGGCGAAGCTACCAGTAGGACCGATATTAACGGTGGTGGTGACGGGTTAGCGTCACTTGGTAAATTAATTCAGAGCTTCCAGCAAATAGGGGAAGATGCACGTAAAAAACGTAAGGTTGAATCAATCGAAGCAGATTTCACTATCGTATCGCCCGAAGCGTTGGATAAAATTAAACAGTCGGAGAGCGTTTAAATGAGTAGAGCAAGAAAAGAGACAGAGCAAGTAAAGAAGAAGCCGCGACCAAAGCAACCTTGCGATGCAGCCCGAGGCGGGTTAATTGGTAGAGCAATTTGTGGTATACGAGGCGGAAACAGGGAGAAGAAATATTGATGCAACGAGCAGCTATTAAGAAATATAATAGGAGTGGAGCACAACAGCCAACCCATGAAGATAGTTTACTTAGAGCGTTACATAATTTAGATCAATTAATTAAAGATAAAGATAAAGTAATAAAAATACCGTCAAATAAGACGCCGTAGCAACTATGATAAGCTGACGATATATTTGATAGGGAAGTGCAGACATACCCCGGTCTGCCGTAACAAACAACAGGGGTTTCAAATTAACAGTGATTAGCTCAGTCTGGTAGAGTCCTCGGTTTGGAACTGAGTTGTCGTAGGTTCAAATCCTACATCACTGACCAACAAGATGCCTACTGACGAGTAGGAAACCAGAGTACAAAGCCTCTCCGCAAGTGATGCTCAAACTACGTATGAGGTTAATAGGGCGAGCTTCTCAGTATCTACGTCCTCCAAATAATGCGTCTGTAGTGTTTAACAGCAGCACGATAGGCTTCCACCCTGTAAGTTCCAGTGCAAATCTGGATGGACGCTCCAAGGGCAAATATACTTATTACGCCTCGCGTTTAAGTGTCAACGGTTGTAAGTGACGATGGGAGATATCGGAACTTTCATAAATACACGCCTTTGAAGCATTAAGATGATGCACCGCATTTGTAACGCGGGGAACTGGGTTTAATACCTAGCTTAGGCTCCAAATAATAAAAATTAACGTGGCAACTTATGGACGAGAGAAAATGTGCGTATGTCAAATGGGTTGATTCTACAAGTTGCGGGGCTATCCACAAAGACGATAAAGAAATAAACGAAGATTATTATATAGAATCCAGTGGAATAATCGTCCACGAAGATAAGAAGGTAGGCATAAGATTAGCTCTTCACTTTAACTGGAAGCAGGACCACTTCACACAAGACATCTTTATTCCTAAAGAGTCTATCAAGAAAATTCGGAGATTTAAGATCTCGTGAAAACCAAACAATTAACCGCAGAGATGGTATATGGATTCTCTGAAGTCTTATTAAAACCTAATTACGATGAACCAGTAGATACCCCACAACTTCATTTAGAACTGTGGGATTATTATTGTTCAAAAGAACAGCGGGTAGCCATAGCTGCACCGCGTGGTCACGCTAAATCAACAGCTGGAACGCATGCTTTTGGATTAGCTGCAGTATTATTTAGATTTAAAAGTTATGTGTTGGTAGTTTCTGATACATTACCACAGGCCAAGGAGTTTTTGGCCGACATGAAAAGAGAATTATTAGAAAATGATCAACTTCGAGAAGTATTTGGAGTAGGTCGCGTTATTAAAGATAACGAAGAAACCATTATTATGGAATTAAATAATGATGATGGTACTACACAAGAATTTAGAATCACTGCTAAAGGCTCCGGCCAATCAATGCGGGGAGCTAAGTGGAGAAACAAACGACCAGACTTAATCTTAGGGGATGATCTGGAGAACGACGATATCGTAGAAAACGAGGAACGTCGGGATAAGTTTCGCCGCTGGTTTTATAAAGCATTGTTACCTAGTGGTTCCAAATCCTGCCTCGTTAGGATCGCAGGAACGATATTACACTTTGATAGCCTACTAGAACGGGTAATGCCCCAAATAGGAGATCCTGGAGTAATAGATACACCCCTTAAGTTATATTCAGAAGCTGTTGTCGATGACTGGCTCGCGGTTAAGTACCGAGCACATGAAGGAGTCGAACCAATGGAAGCTGATCATCTTTTGTGGGAAGAGCAATGGCCCAGAGAGCGGCTTGCCAAAGAAAGAGCCGGTTATGTCAAACAAGGCATGCCAGAAGGATACGCACAAGAGTATCTTAACTATCCGTTGGATGATGCAACATCATACTTTAGAAAAACGGACATAAAAGAAATACCAGAAACAAAAACCGAACCGTACATGGAATACTATTGCGGCGTCGATATGGCAATATCATCTAAAGATAAACGAGCGTTTACAGTTATTGCAACTATCGGTGTTACAGCAGATTACCAGTACCGCGTCGTAGACATACAAAGGTTTCGAGGTGATACTTATAAAATCATTGAAGAAATGTTTGCCGCGAATGACGTCTACAACTACCAGCTTATGTTCGTTGAACAAGAAAATATTGCTCGAACACTGGGTCCTATATTAAACTTTGAGATGGCAAAAAGGAAAAAATTCCTGCCTATTCGAGAAATGACAGCGACCCAAGATAAAGAAAAGAGAGCAAGAGCTTTTCAATCGGCAACAAGAGCGGGTATGGTCTATTATGATAAGGCCAAAGAATGGTACAGTAAACTGGAAATGGAATTACTCCAGTTTCCAAAAAGCGTGTACTTAGACCAAGTTGATGCATTAGCTTGGATATTCCTCGGATTAGATTCCGTCACGGACGTATCAACGGACGAAGAACTAATAGAGGAACAGTACGAAGATGAGATGGACACATACGACGAATTCTCGGGTATGGATGAACTAACTGGATATTAAGGATCGCATAGTGCCTATAAACTTACAAATCGATTACTTAGAGCCAACTGATGATAACCTAGCACTTCAAATAGACAAGACTGAACTAGATAAACTAGGGCAGGACTTACATGAGTCTATTAAAGGCGATATACAATCTCGCGAACCGTATATCACTGCAAATGAACGATGGTTGAAACTTGCAGCTCAGATAGTAGAAAAAAAGAACACACCTTGGGCTGGGGCGTCTAACGTCAAATACCCACTACTTACCTTGGCGGCAATACAGTTTCATGCTCGTGCCATGCCTAACCTTATAAATTCTGGAATGCCAGTAAAGGTGAGGTTATTTGGAGCAGATCCAGATGGGGAGAAACGCAAACGTGCGAATCGAGTCCAGACCTTCATGTCATACCAATTGATGGAACAACAAGAGAACTGGTTAGACGATACCGATAGATTACTTTATATTTTACCTATATCGGGTCAAGCCCATCGTAAAGTGTTCCGCTCTGATCTTGATGATATGAATGCTTCAACTCTTGTGCTTGCACATGAATTGGCAATCAATTATCACGCTAAGGATTTAAAGAAAGCCCGTAAAACCCACATTAAAGATGTGGACCAGAATGAAATCTATGAACTAGTCGCGGCAGATATTTTAATTCAACCAAATTCCCTGCCAGGATATAGACCAGACGATGACATCTCTGACGTCGTGGCCAGGAGACAGCCAGCTGGGACTGACACGGATGATCAGCCCTACCAGTTGTACGAATGTCACTGCATGTTAGATTTAGATGGTGACGGATACAAAGAGCCATATATTGTAACGCTTAATGCTGACGATGGTCAAGTACTAAGAATACAAACAAGATGGGATTCTGTTGGCGTAAAATTCAACGAAGAAACTAATGAATTAATAAAAATAACACCTAAAGAATATTTTGCTTCATATATGTTCTTGCCTGATCCTCATTCAGCTACACATGGAATGGGTTTTGGTTCGTTATTAGGACCACTTAATAATTCAGCTAACACAATTATCAACCAATTAATTGATGCTGGTACTTTAGCAAACCGCCAAGGTGGATTTATTGCTAGAGGTATCAAGATTAATGGTAGCAAACTTAAATTTGCTCCAGGTGAGTGGAAGTATATCAATACTAACTCGGAAGATTTACGAAAAGGGATTTTCCCACTACCTGTTAAAGATCCTTCATCGGTTTTATTCCAATTACTTGGAATGTTAATACAATCGGGTGAGCGGATCGCGAGTATTTCCGACCTAATGGTAGGAGAGTCTCCAGGACAAAACCAACCAGCCTCTACCACTATGGCTGTCCTGGAACAAGGTCTAAAAGTATTTACTGGTATATTCCAGAGAATATTTAGAGCAATGGGCCGGGAATACAAGTTATTGTTTGCTTTAAATAGACAGTACCCACCAACAGAGGAAGTGTATAAGTTATTAGACGATGACACGCCCCTTGAGATACTGGCACTGGACTTTGAAGCGGAAAAGATAGATATCATTCCTGCTGCAGATCCAAATATTGTTACAGACGCACACAAGTCGATTAAAGCTGAAGGCTTAATGCGTAAGTTAGAAATGGGATTACCAATTAATCCAACTATGGCTACTAGAATGTCTCTTGAGGCAGAAGGTTACGAGAACATAGATGCGTTGATGGAATTACCAGAACCAACACCAGATCCAGAAGTAGTGTTGAACGCACGAAAACAGGATCACATAGAGAAAATGGAATGGGCACAGTGGGAATTAGACGCTGTACGCATTCAATTTGAAGGCTTGAAAGATCAAGCAGATGCAATGAAGAAAGTTGCTGAAGCCGAAGCTATTGAAGCCGGACAACAGTTCGACCAATACATGAAGTACATGGAAACATTGGAAGGACAAAAAGAAGCGGTGTATACTCGTTTGCAACAATTGTCTGAGATTCGTAAGAATCACGCACAAGCGAAACAAATTGATGACACACCACCACCATTACCAGCAGGAGCCAACGGGGGTAACGCTGCGTGAATTTATCGTTAGACTTATTAGACAAAGCAAATCAGATACTGGAAGGCGTGGAGAGACATGAAGTACTTGAGTGGAATGAACTCAAATGTACCGAAGTTGTTTCTTTAGTCATTAGATCAAACATAGAAATGCTCAAGGATACTTGGGAAAATTCTAGTGATTCAGCATTTGATAATGCGGTACAGAACGCTAAGGGGCGAGCAAAGTGCAGTGCATTTCGTGAGTGTCTTAGCATAATAGACGACGTAATGAAACACCTAGACAACGAAGAGGACGAAAAACATGATGAAGCCATTGGGTCACAGGGTATTACTTAAAGCCTGCGATCTCTCACAAGAAACTGAAAGCGGTATAATTTTACATTACGGCGAAGATCAGAAACTTAGAACGAGACAGCAGCAGCTTGCAAAAGTAGTAGATTTAGGACCGGACGCATTCCTTGCATTCCGCAAGATGGATGACAACGGCAAAGAGGTAAACGGGAAAGCTTGGTGCAAAGTAGGAGATTTAGTCTACACAGCACGTATGGCATCTACTCATTATTTTGATCCGTATAGCGGAGAAGAGTGGATTATCATAAACGACGAAGATATCCAAGCAGTAGTTTCTGAAGGCGAGATGCCTGAAGTAGAACTCCCAGTATTTAAACTTAAAACATAAGGTAGGTATAGTATGGCAGATGCAGAGAGCAGCCAAGAAAGCACCGTTCAAAGTACGAACGTAGATGTATTTGATATGAACGTAGGATTAGTTGACGACGGAGATAGCAATGCAAATCAAAGTAGTAATGAAGGAGGTGATCAAGTAGATCTAAGTTCCTTACCACCAGCCGAGGCACAAGCCCGACAAGGTGGATGGTTACCAAAAGATGAGTTTGTTAAAAATGGAGGTGACGCAGAAGATCATGTATCAGCGAAAGTATTCAATGATAGGGGTGAAATCTTTGATTCAGTCAAAAAGACTAATAAAGAAGTCGCATATCTAAAACGACAACTGGTTAAACGAGATAAAGCATTACGTGCACTCGGGGAACACAACCAAAAACTTGGAGAAATAGAATATAAAAAGGCTTTAGATAAACTTAAAGCTGATAAAGCAGAAGCACTACGAGTTGGCGACTACGAAGGTGCAGTCGATATTGATGAGAAGTTAGCTGATGTTAAAAAGAATGAAATAAAAGCAGACGACGTTGATCTTGGCGATGACCAAGGTGATGTTAATGCAGCAGCACCACCTCCACAGGAGTGGGTGGATTATGAAGCTGAGAATAGTCACTGGTATAATAAAAACCAGATTATGACTTCTGCAGCAAACAATTTAATTATGCAGTATATACAAGAGAACGGTATCGATGGAGTCCCTACTACGGATGAAATCAATGGTGCCATTGCGTACATGGATACAGAAATCCGTGACGCTTTTCCACATAAATTTACCGAAGACAACGGAAACCCTACAACTAAGCCTGCTGTTAAACCACGACCTCGTGGAAGCAACAAGGCAGTAGAAGTAGGAAGTGGAAGCAACACTCGTACTACCAAAAGTACAGGCACATCTAAATACGGTCCGGGGGATTTATCTGAAGAACAGATGAGTCTCGCAAAAACTTTCGTTAATTCGGGAGCTTTAAAGACTGTACAAGAATATGTGGACCAGCTCGCCGAAGTCGGCGGCATCGTAAAATCTTAAAGGAGAGCAACATGTCAGAAGCGACAAATAAAGCACACAACACAAGTAAACGTGGTCGAGGAAGACCCCCAAAGAACCAAGCAAGTAATGTACCACAGGACGTTCGTCCAACACGGGTACCGGTTCACGAACAACGTGATAAGATCACAGTTCAGGGTAAAAGAGACGATCTTGAATACAGGTGGGTACAAGATGGAGACGAAGCTGGCCAACGCATAGCTAAGTTTAAAATCGGTGGATGGGATTTCGTTAAGGCGAAAGACGTCCAAGTGGGCCAAGCATGGGTCCACGAATCAACATATGGAGGAGGATCATTGATCCGACGTCCTGCAAGTGAGGCTAGAAATACTTACTATTACCTAATGGCTATTGAGAAAGAGTTCTTTGACGAGGACCAACTCAATCAGCAGGCTGACATCTATGATCGAGAACGGGAAATGCTTTACGGCGATCCTGGCCTTGATGAAGATCAGACACCAGATTATGGTAAGACTAAGATTAATAACCCTCACCGCAGACAAGTCTAATCTCTGAATACTCCTAAATTAAACTTAATAATTAAGGAGATTAATCTATGGCTAACGTAGATCGTCCTAACGGATTACGCCCAATTGGTACTATAAGTGGTTCTGCTTGGCAAGGAAAAGTTAGGGAATATGAAACAACTGCAGCTACTGCATCGGCAATCGGTGTTGGTATGGCAGTTATTCAAGAAGCAGCAGGCAATATCGAAGCAGCAACAGCTGCTGACGCCGCTTTAATTCTTGGTGTAGTAGTGGGAATTATCCCATCTGGCAACTCAGACCCAGAAAAGTTTATGACTACTGGCAACATCGGTGTTCAAACTTATCCAGGTTACATTCCTGCAGCTACGGCTGGTCGAGTGTTAGTAGCTGTCGGTGAAGATATTCTATTTGCAGTCCAGTCATCTGGAACTCTAGTAGCCGCATCACGCGGTGCTCGCATTAACTTAGGCAGTAACGGTATCGATACAACTACTGGTCGAGCTACTGGCGAGATTACTGCAACTGCAGCACAAGATGCTTCAAACCAATTGCAATTACATGACTATGTAAGAAGTCCTGACAATGATGTGACTCTTGCAAACAGTGAATGGATTGTTTCGATTAACCAGTACCAGAACTCACACGGTTCAATTGGTATATAACATAGGAGAATAAAGATGGGAGTAATTACTAGTTCCGCGTTTGCTAAAGCCCTATGGCCTGGAATCAATGCCTGGTACGGTAAAGCATATAATGAATGGCCTGAAGAGTGGTCACAGTTGTATGAAGTTAAACGATCAACAAAACAATATGAAGAAGATGTAGGCATCAGCTCATTCGGTTTAGCGAAAGTTAAAGCTGAAGGTGCACAGATCGAGTATGACGAAGAGCGACAAGCGTTCTTGACTCGATACACACACGTTGTGTATGCAAACGGATTCATCATAACTCGCGAAATGGTAGAAGACGACCAATACGCAGTAGCTGGTGAACGTAAGTCACAAGGTCTTGCATTCTCAATGCGTCAAACTAAAGAAGTAGTAGGAGCTAACGTGTACAACCGTGCATTTAACTCAAGCTATGTCGGTGGTGACGGTAAAGAATTGCTTGCAACTGACCACGTAAACTTCGCTGGTGGGGCTTGGAGCAATGAGCTATCGACTGCAGCTGACTTGTCAGAAGCATCGTTAGAGCAAGCTTGTATCGACATTTCTAAATTCACCAACGATAGAGGATTACAAATCTCTGTTATGCCTAAGCAATTGATCGTTCCAACAGATCTTATGTTTGAGGCAGAGCGTATCCTTACGTCACAATATCGAGTTGGTAGTGCAGACAACGATGTTAACGCATTAAAGTCTATGGGTAAATTCCCAGGCGGCGTAGTTGTTAACCATTACTTAACTTCGGCAGATGCATTTTTCATCTCAACTAATGCACCTAACGGCATGTGCATGTATCAACGTCGAAAGATGGAGATGGGCATCGATAATGACTTCGATACAGAGAATGCTAAGTACAAGGCAAGTGAACGTTACAGCTTCGGCTGGACAGATCCACGAGGCTTGTTCGGTTCTCCAGGAGTTTAATCTAACTTAGTCCTATATCCCCCTGGCAATGGTGCTGGGGGGTTTTGACCCTATTAAGGAGGCAAGACTATGAGTGTAAAAAACTATCCAGTTGGTTCACATTTCGCAGGACCAATTAAATTAGGAGTGAAATCAACACTCCTGTCAACAGACGTTGGCGGCATCTCTGCTGCTAAGGTATTAACTGCTGACGAATCAAATGGCCAGACGTATATCCTTGACGGAGGTACTGGCGTAGGTATTACCCTACCCGTAGCAACAAAAGGCTGGCGTTGTAAGTTCGTAGTGGGTGCAGCATTTGCAACTGACTTCGTATTTACTGCAGAAACAGCAGGCACACTACAAGGTAACGTAATGGAAGCAGGGGCAGTACAAGCTATCTCAGCTGCTGATACAATTACTCTTGAAGACGGTGTAGAGGCTATAGGAGATTTCCTAGAGTTCTCATCTGATGGTACAAGTATTTTCGTATTTGGAAGTACATTAACTGCATTATCAGTAACACCTGCGTAACAATAATTAAGCTCCTTACCCTTGCTGGGTCTGGGGCTTTTTTACCTTAAGGAAATTTATAAATGGCTAATGTAATAACATCACAAACTATAGTTGACGGATCTCGTAACGTAGTTCTGAAGTGGCATGTTGCTGGAGATGGTACTGGCGAAGAGACTGATACAGTTGTTGTTGATGTTTCTGCTTTAACCCCAGCTGCAACGCAGATGAAAGTAACGGAACTAGAAGCATCACTTATCGGGTGTAGTGCTGTATTGGAGTTTGATGCTACAACAGATCAACCAATCGTAGCTCTACCGGAAGGTGAGAACGTCTTCGATTATAGAGACATAGGGGGAATACCTGACCCACTAGCAACAGGTACAACAGGTGATATCACTATCACTTCAACAGGTCTTGGTGCCGGTGATTCGATCACTATTGTATTCCAAGGCAAAAAGAGGGAGCTTGCATAATGTTTAAATGGTTTTTTGATTTGTTTGAATCTCCAGAAGAGGCTCCAACAGCTACCACAATAGGTGGAACTGTTCCATACAGTAAACATACACACAAAGGCTACCCAGAAATCCAAACAAGTTTCGACGGTAGACAACACAGATGGATTGTTCGTATTTATAGTTATCAGGGAGCGGGAGTGGAATTAGAGAGAACATCTGGTTCAGAGTTTACTCCAGAAGATGCTAGACGGAGTGCTATCGCCGAACGAAACAGATTAGTAACTAAGGTGGAGAAGTAAGATGGCTTTAGGAATGAACCCAACGTTACAAAATAACATGCTTGACGAGATTACTGCTCTTATTGATGCAGGAACCGCAGGCTTTTTACGTATATATGATGGTACTCAACCTGCAACGGGTGGTACTGCAACAACTTTACTTGCTGAATTAACATTCTCTGTAACGTCAGCTCCAGCTGCGTCAGGTGGTGTATTAACATTCAGTGCAATAACAGATGACTCTAGTGCTAACGCAACGGGTACCGCTACTTGGTTCCGAGTTGTCGATAGTGCTGCATCTCATGTATTCGATGGCACAGTTAGTACTTCAGGTGCAGATTTGAACTTAAACACAGTATCTATCACATCAGGTGGTACGGTTTCTGTAACAAGTTTCACAATTACAGCTGGTAACGACTAATGAGCACATTTCATTTAATGAGCCTGCATAGGTCAGGCTCTCAAATGTTATGTACGATGTTAAACGAACATCCTGATATTGCGTGTATACACGAGACAACTAACTTCATTCAGAACAGGTTGCATTTATACAGAGATCAAATCGAAGATATCAGAGAGAAGACTGGTAAACCCATTGTAGTGTTTCATCATCACGAATGTTTTACTACAGACGAGATGCTAAATGATGAATACCCCAATATACTTTTACATAGAGCAGATGAATTAGAAGCAGCGATTGATCAATACAATATAAGTGGAGGTCGTCCTGAAGGTCTATATCAACATAACAAAGAACGTATAGTTGAAATTATGCAATATAGAATTACTGCTAAGGAAAGGATGCTTGCTAAAGCTGATTTGGTTTTAGAGTACGACAATCTTGTAAAGTTAACTAATGATGGAGAAACTGAATTCCTACCACAGATAGGACAGACACTGTTTAGATTTTTAGGTGTTACTAATCAGAGGGTCTTAGCTAGAACAAGAGCAGAGAATATAACTAAACCAAAGAATATACTGGAGCTGAGGGCATATGGAGAAAGTATTAGACAGCTTGATTCCCAAAAGAGAGTATAAAGCAGGAGAATCATATACTTCAGAGATAGTTGATATTGATGACAGTATAACATATATCGGATACATCCTACACCGTTATCCTTTAAACAAACACACAAAAGAAACAATTGTTGAAATCTCATCACGTATAAGTATAGACGGAGTGTGGCACAAAAGCCGGGGATTCGTAGCTAACGGTGGACAGCTGTACAGACTTCAAGGTATGCCTTCTGAGCATTCAATGATACGGGGTCCTTTAGAACTAGGAATTAATCGTAAGATTGAGGTAACTGTCACGACTAACGCAGATGTAATAATTGATTTTGACCTAGACTTACTGGAAAGATAAATGGCAGTAACACGAGTAGCATCAACAGCTGATGAAGTAGAAAGTGTTTCATCTCTTACGTCTACATCTTTAGCCGGTACTGGATCTGATAGAGCTATATTAGTTTTCGGGATAACTGCTGACGGATCTCCAAATGATCTTGCTGCTACTGATCCAGTTACATGGGATGTTGCAACTCCAGAAGCCTTAACTGAGTTATATAAGCCGGGGATACAAAACAATTACTTTAGGCCATTTATATATGGTTTAGCAGGACAGAGTTCCGCAACAGATACGGTTACTGTAGATCTGTCAACCACTAACAACGATACGTTAATTATCGTTTATACACTTGCCGGTGCAGATCAGACAACTCCTTTTGATACCGAAGTTACACAACATCTTACTTCTGGTGGAAACGTATCAGTTAACGCAAGTACTACTACAACAGGCGACTTGGTATGTGATTTTACTTACCACGAAGGGGCTGGCAGTTTAACAGTTGGTGCTTCTCAAACAGAGCATCATAACGTTGAGACATTTGGTTCGTATCCATATATCTATGGAGGGTCTACTCAAGCTGGTGCCGACGCAGGAGTGATGACCTGGACTCAAACAAGTAGTACTGAATCATTCGAGTTAGCTGTAAACGTAAACCAAGCCTCATCTGGTTTTACGGGAACAGTAGGAGTTACATTAGAAAATTATACGTCTGCCGCTACAGGTGCAGTAGAAGTAACAGGTACCATAGCTCAGACATTAGCTGACTACACATCAGCTGCCAGTGGCTCCGTAGTAAACAACATAGGTACCATTGCAGTAACTCTTGAAGACTTCACTAGTGCAGCTAGTGGTTTGACAGGAATAGTAAACGGTACAGTTACTGTCACATTAGATCCATTTGTATCTGCAGCGTCTGGTGACGTTGTAAACTTCATTGGTTCATCAGCAGAAACATTAGATAACTTTGTAAGTGCCGCAGTTGGTGCAATGGAAGTTACAGGAACTGTCTCTCAAACTTTAGTAAATTATGTATCTAGTGCATCCGGGTCCTTTGGACCTTCAGGTTCTAGTGCAGTTACTCTAGCGGATTTCACAGCATCAGCATCAGGAACAGTTGGTGATGGTATTGAAGGAACAATAGCCGCAACATTAGAAGCATTCTTGAGTAATGCGTCAGGTACATATTCAGATACCGGCACTATTGCGATAACACTCGATAACTTTACGCCAACGGCGACTGGGGCTTTCGAGGTAACAGGCACAGTTGCAGTTACTCTGGATGATTTTACATCAATAGCTGAAGGCGGCTTACCAGGAGTTGATACAGGATTTGTTAACCGAGGTGGAGTTGTAACGTCAGTTATTAAAAGACGGAGATAACAAATGGCAGATTATAGGAATACAGGATTAGACTGGGCCGCAAGAGTAGCAATAGGACAAGTAGCAGGTTGGACTCCTTTTCGTAAGTTCGCAATGAACAACGATATAGATTCAGGTACAGAACAAATATGGCCTCTTGGAACTATACAAGTATTACCTACAACTGCAGCAGTAGCTTCTACAGTAAGTTCTAGTACAGATGATGACGTAGCAGGAACAGGTGCTAGAAATATCACTATACAGGGGTTGGATGCAAATTATGCTCAAGTAGAAGAAACTATAGATATGGATGGCACTACTGCAGTAACTACTACCCAAACCTTTCTTAGAATATACAGAGCCTTTGTTACTGTTGTAGGAACAGGGGCACAGAATGCAGGCAATATTACAATAAGTGTTGGAGGCAACGCTCAAGCGTATATAGAAGCAGGCGAAGGTAACACACACATATGTCAATATACTGTACCAGCAAGCCACACTTTACTATTAAACTCATTAGAAGCTACAGTTGGCAGAATATCAGGCACTAACGATTTAGCACTACAATGGCAGATGCGGCTATACAATGAAAGCTCAAACAACAATTACGAAGGATGGAGAACAATTCTCGATACATTTCCTTATCAAAATCAGATAATTGTAAGCAACTCTACACAAGTAGTGCCAGAGAAAGCAGATATAAGAGTTTTAGGGGTAACATCAGGATCTAACTTAGTTTGCCAAGTAGATTATAGTGGTTTTTTAATAGAAACAGACTACATAGATTAGGATTGATATGAGTAAATCAAGAAGCCCAGGTTATCAAGGTGGTAATGAATGGGTAATCGACGACATGAAAGGTCGTGCATACCGTAGATCAGAAACTCGGTATAGGTGGGACGGAGTTCTCATGCATGAAGAGGATTGGGAGTCAAGACATCCACAAGACTTTGTACGATCAAGAAAAGATAAGATTACACCAGCACAACCAATACGACCAGACGAAGCTTTCGGAACAGAGGAATACACTTCAATAACATACGCACAGGCCAAAGACACGATACCACCAGGTACGAATAACGGCGAACTTTAAATCAACGTGAGGACAGGACATGTTGTGGCATCATTTAATAGTAGACGGAGAAGTAGTCCGTAGTATATACGAACCTTTTGGGGAAGATGCAAGGCCCCTTATGGTCGAGGCTATAAGGGCATTCCCTGAATTAGCATATGAAATAGCAAACTGTACTTTAATAGGTACCAGTGACCCATATGCAAACCGTACAGGACGTATTTGTTCTGTATATAAACCTAATGCACCTGAGTGGCATAGTGGTCCAGCAGATCACCATTGCATGAAACTGAACCTAGATACAGGTGATATTGAATGGAAGATTGTTTGGACTCCACCATTTAAGAAACCCATACTAGATGTACCGGGTACATGTAAATGGATTGGTATGAACTACGACTCAGCTTTAGAAGAGACAGGCGAGTATCACGAATACTACGAAGATGTAAACCCATCTAATCCAAGAGATTTGATTGGCTACACATGTAATAAAGATGGTGAGATACTTCACGAAAAATTATATGTACATCCCCATTGGTTCACACAAGGTGAATACTTTGTATCTAATTGGGATCACTTAAAGAATATGAATTTACCAACCGATGTTATTCCAGCTAAGTTTATGGAATTAACAAAGGGATTACAATGGATCAATTAAAACATGGCGACTAGCGGCTCTACAGATTTTAGTGTAACACGGGATGGTATCATCACAGAAGCTCTTGAGCAACTGGGTGTTATCGATATCGGAGGCACACCAAGTACTTCACAGTTAACGTCGTGTAGTACAACTCTAAACTTGTGGTTGAAGAACTTACAAGCAGATGGTGTTAACTTATTCGCAATTCAAAAGCAATATCTATTTTTACAAAAGGATATAAACGAATACCTTTTAGGATCTACAGCTAATATTTCAACTACTATAGAGCAAGCAACTGTAACCACAGCTGCATCGTCTGGGGCAAGTATTTTATTCATAGATACTGCAGCTATCCCTGCTAACACAGATATAGTTTTAATACAATTATCTGATGGAACTATAATGAGAAATACATCAGGTGTAGGAGCAGCCAATACTATTGTATTAGGCTCTACGTTAGATGATGATGTCGATGTAGGTGCAACAGTTTATTGGTATCCTACAGCTGACGCAGCTAACAGACCTATGAAGATTACCCAAGCAGTACGAAGAACAAAAGATGGTACAGATATCCCAGTTGAAGTATTAACTCTTGATGAGTATGCTTTCTTATCTGACAAGACAACTGACGGTGTACCAATCAACATATATTATCGTCCCGAGGTAGGATTTACTCGTGTACGTGTTTGGCCAGAACCAAGTCCAGCTACTGATTATTTAGTCCTTTGGGTACAACGTACTTTAGAAGATTTTGACAGTGCAACTAATGATCCAGACTATCCACAAGAGTGGCATTGGTTCCTAGCTATTGGTTTAGCAATTGCCGTACATAAAAAATTCGGTGTTAAAACTAGCACTATAAGTCATCTACGAGAAGAGTATGCAATGGCTTACGACAGATTACAAGGACACGATAGAGACGAAGGCGTCTACTTCATGCCTGACGGAGACTACTAAATATGGAATTAAAGGTACCTGTCTTAGCTGGTATTCAACGATTCGATGAGTCTATTATCCCGGATGACTTTAATATCTCAGCGGGAGCATCAGCACGAGCAACAGACTATCAATATATAACTTCTACGGATCGCAGAGATGCTGGTCCTGAAATGGTTAATATGATCGTGTGGGGAAGTAATGATGGCAGCTACACAGCCACTCAGAGGCCCCCTATCAAACTCGCCCAGGAAAACGTATCAGCGTCAGGGTCTGGTATAGGTCGTGGTATCTACCGCATGCAGGATGGCCGTGTGGTATCAGTCGTCGGTACAGACGTCTCAACAGTTAAAGTAAACCTTGGCGGCTTCTTAACTGAAGCTTCAACTACCATTACTGGTACATTAACTAGTTCAGATAGTCACGATAAAGTATACATTGCTCAATCTGCCACAGATGAGATAGCTATAGTTGATCACGTAAACGACAAGATATGGCAGTTTGACCTAACAGGATCTGGTACTGCTACAGAAGTAGCCGACGTAGACGTCCCTACTGACTTAGCTCGTGGGGCTGTATGGTTAAACAATAAACTGTATTATGGTACAAAGGCTAACGCTAGAATATACAACACAGCTTCTGGAGATATTACATCACAGGATGCTGTAGACTTCATCTCAGTGGAACGTAAGAAAGCTGAGTTACAGATGATTGAGGAACACCATGATCACATCGTCGCTTTCACTAACAAGTCTGTTGAATTCTTCTACGATAACGCCAACCCAAATGGTTCCCCTCTACGCAGACGACAAGATTTATTCTTCTCAGTTGGTTGTATTACCGAGGTTACAAAGATTGGAGATGTTATATACTTCATTGGTTCCGTCGATGGTGGTGGATATGGTATTTATAAGCTAGAGCAATTCCAGCTAAAGAAGATATCAGATCAACGTATCGACTATAAAATTGAAGCAATGGTTAAAGGTGCAGGCATCATATACATTAATGGTATGATGGTTGAAAGCCGACCAATGTTATGTATCATCCAGGTTAACGATAGATCAACTACTAATGATTCAGCAACACCTGATCCAGAGATTAAAGATACTATTTGGTATGATGTAGAACTAGGTGCAGCTTACTCTTGGGATAGTGCAAACACATCCCTACAACCTGATGTTGTATCTACTACAGACAGTAACATGGCTCTTACATTTCAAGGTAACGCTATTTACTTCAAAGGATTGTTATCTGAGAATGCAGTTGACGACTCCGCTGAACTACAAACAACTCTAACTGAAGTTCCTATTGCTTGGTCTATTCGTGGACCTAACCACACAGTAGGTACATCAGAAAGAAAGTTCTGGAAGCATGTCATACTGGAGGGGACTCACCAACAGAATCTAGGTGACCATGATTGTGATATAGATTTATACTGGTCTGATGACTTTTATGAAACTGACACAGTGGCCACTAAAAGAACCGTTGACTTTAAAGACTTTAGATTTATTGAGAAAGGTTTAGGATCATCTCGACAGAGAGCATTCTATTTAGCAGGTAATGACAAGGTTCGGGTATTTCTAAAGACTATGATTATTGAGTATGACTTCGGCGATGAGGCTTAAACATGGCTAACATACCTCAACCACCACCACTATCACATCTAAGCTTCTCTGACCAACATATCAAGTGGGCAGAGGATATGTACGAAGCTATCCGATTCAAAGGATACTTAGGATAAAT